AGAAAAAGTCTTGATCAGAAAGTTCATTATACCCCTTGAAGAAACTCTTAGCGAGTCCGGGATAACGACGTTTCATCAACTTCTCAATACGAGCATCTTCTATAATATTAACAAATGAGTGAGGAATATCTCCTGGGGGATCTACATTTGGAGTATAAAGTGCATGTCCTACCTCATGTCCTACCAACATATCATAGACAGCATTGGATGCACGTTTCCACATAGGAAGTGTTAGAACACGATTCTCCACATCAAACTGAGCTGTCATCACCTCACGGTTCTCAACCACAATGTCCTCAGTGGCTAGAAGTTTGGCTAGTTGTGACTTGACTTCGTAGTTGACTGCCATATGGTGTTTTATCGATATAACTATGATACACGAAAACTGAGTCCTGAGGAAGGAACCAGGACACTTTAACAACTGTCTGCAGACCAATCCCGGCCTCTAAGGACCGGGACTTTAGTTTAAACTCCTATAGGTGGTTTAATTAAATTTACTATTCTGTAAGAATGTGCCTACAAAACCTCCTTGCTGTTTGATCTATGATGCCACACTCTGAAATACATTGGAAATAATCTGACACTTGATCATACTTTTCTTCTGATGAGTGTTTTTCGTCCCACCTCCAAGATGATAATTCGTTTCTTGATATCAAGTTGTGCATAATACCCTCTATCTCACTTCATTATCTAGGCAACTTATGTTTAATTCATGACATTTGGTTAATAATTAACATTTTAGTATTATTTCTTTTTATTTCTTTACATAATGAGACTCTCTTGAATTTCTTCTTAAGAGCCTGTAGTTTGTACTTAGATTGTCTAAGTGCATGAGGTTTAAGTGACCTTTTCTGTTCCTTTTTGCTGTGATGTTGCCAATTTGGAGTATTCATTGAGATACCTATCAGATGCAGGGTCGGTGATTAACGTCATACCATTTTTTTTGAATTCTTTGGAGATGTCAACTGGACGGCGGATTTGTTCTCTCATGGTGTTTCCACTGAAGTACCTTGTATCATACGGCTAAAACCTTTATCTTTAGAGAAGGATATGACACTTTCAAATTTGTCCTCAAGACCCCCCTTGTGAGATATGACAAAGATGTTAGCATCCTTGATTACGAACCTGATGATCTTTAGAAATTCGTCTGTACCAAATCCATCTAGTGAACTGTCGAAGACCTCATCCATGATGAGGAGATTTGTGTTTACTGAATTCTTAAACCTAGCGACTTCCCTCCAAGTAAACAAGAGGGCTAGGTCTATCCTCATTTTTTCTCCTTCAGAAAAAGAAGAGTAGGTAAAGTCTTCATGAATAGGCGTCTCGATAGTTTCTGAAAACTCCTCATTCAACTTAAAGTTGATGTAGAAATCCATCATCTGCAGATACTTATTGACCTGTTGATTTATCAGAGGGAGATACTTCTTGATGATTTGAGATTTTACCCCACCGTCTTTAAGAAGACTATAAGTGAAGTCGTGGTAAGAAATACTCTCCTTTACCTCAACAAGTTTTTCGTATGTTGCCTGAAGACTGTCTCTAAACTCTTCTAGTTTCTCATGTTCAGAATTTCTGTTTGAAATTTGATTGGTAAGTGTTTGAATTTCCGATTCCAGTTGTCTGATTTGTTTTTGACAACTAGTGATTTGAGTGTTATTAGAAGTGACGCCATTAATTAGTTTAGAGATTTCTCCGCTGATATTTGTGAAATTGGACTCCCTCAACTCTTCGTCTTTAATTGCCCCCAGGAGTTGTTCATACCCCTTTTGCAATTCTTTGGCTTTATCTTGAGAAGTCCTAATCTTATTTATTCTGAACCCCTCTTCGATTGTTTGTTCACATGTAGGGCATACCGAATTGTCGTTAAAAAACTTATGATCCTTAACCAATGTTGAAATCTTTTGGGACAACTTACCTTTAATGTTTCCATATTCCTTAAGTTTTTCTTTATGATCACCAAAGTTTTGGAGTTCACTCTGAAGTTTTTGGACACTAAAGGTCAAATCAATATTTCTATTTGTGTAGTTATTCTCTTCTACAAGAAGAGAACTAATCTTATGTCCCTTGTGTCTAATATCTTCCTGACTCTTTTCTTCAATTTGTCTAATAAAGTCCTTTTGCATATCAACTTTATCTTTAAGAGATTGTCTCTTTAATTCAAATGTTCTAGCTTGTTCTTTCAGACCACGAATCTTCTCCTTTATAATCATATTCATGGAGGAGAAGATCTTGATGTCTAAGAGTTCCTCTACGACCTCTCTGCGACTTGTGGAAGGGAGTTGCATGAAAGGAACGAAGGAACTACTACCCAAGATAACAATTTGAGTAAATGACTTGTAATTCATCTTCAGAACATTCTGTTCCAACCACTTCTGTTGATCATTAGCAGAGTGATCTTGATCTAAAGTTTCACCATCTTTATAGATCTTAAAGATATTTGGTTTAATACCTCTTACAACTTTCCACTGTGTAGAATTGACATCAAACTCAATCTCAACCAATGTACCTTTTTCATTGGTGGTATTGATAAGTTGTGCCTTATTGATTTTACGAAATGCCTTACCATATAAGACAAAGGTTAGAGCATCCAGAACAGTAGACTTACCAGCTCCATTAGAACCAATGACCAAAGTGGTATTGTGAGTATTCAGATTTAATGTTGTGGGTTGATTTCCTGTACTCAGAAAATTCTTCCAGGAGATAGTTTTAAAGGTAATCACGCGCGTTGTCAGGAGGAATTACAATGTCATTGGGTGTTATAATCGTATATCTGTGATCATGCAGTTCACAGGTTTTAACCATTATCTCGTCTTCTATTTCTAACACATGCATCTTAGGATAGTCAAGCTCTTTTAGTTGCAGGGAATATCTGGTAGCATCATCTTCTTCTTGAAAGATGTAGAGTACTTGTTCTCCATCATCATCAACTACAGAATATGCTCCATCTTTTTCATGACCTGCTACCGTAAGAATAAACATCACACCAGTTCACATGCTTCCTGATACACGTCCCTAATTACTTTTTGAATTTTAGATTTATCGAGACTTGACTCAGACTCCTCAATATATCTATTAAGAATAGAGAGAGTATCTTCTGTATCAATTCCTTCAACATTATCTTTATCATTATACCACCCACCAAACTCAAAGTTCTCAACGATCTTTAGGTCTGCTACACCAGAGGTATACAGTTTATCAATAAATTTTTCAAACTGTTTAACATCAGTCTTCTGTTTGACAATCACCTTTACAATCTTATTTGTATATGGAGTTGTATCAAACATCTGATAGTTGGTATCATCATAATAAATGTTATGAAATAACTGATATGGATTATTTACATACGTGTGTTCAAGAGTTTCCACATCCAGTATCGTAAATCCACGATCATCTCCGACATCCGTCCAGAACATCTCGTAAGGATTCCCAACGTAGTAGACTGTTCCGTCATCTGATCGAGTATGGTAGTGCCCCGTGAAGACCTTGGAGAACTTTGAATATAACTCGCTCTCATTACCATGGTCCATGACGATCTGTCGATTAACTCTAAATCCGTTGAGCTCAAGGTGCCCCATCGCGAACGAGCAATTTGTCTTTTTAATAAGGTTATAAGTTTCTTTTTCATTTTCCTCACAAATCCAGGGTATGAACAGAACATCTAATCCATCAATATTGACTTCAGTAGCTTTAGAGTATTTTATTATATTGTCATACTCAGTGAGAAGAAGTTCAATAGAATTGATTTTATTACTATTCTTGTAGTAAGCATCATGATTTCCCACAATCAGGTGCATCTTTGCTCCCATATCTTTGAGAGGGTCAAATACTACCCTTTTTGCCCACTGGAGGGTTTGAAACTCGATTCCCCTACGACTATCAAAAGCATCCCCAAGGTGGAGAACGGTGTCAATACCCTCTTTCTTTAGGGTAGGGAAGAATACATCACGATAGAATTTTTCAAAGTAATCATGAAAGAGTTTAGAACCCTTTCTTGCACCGTAATGGGTATCAGTGATTACTGCTACTTTTGTCATTGATTACGAAGTTTAATGTGGACTGCGTCCTTGATGGAATTGTAGTCGGAATAGTTGCCGCTGTCAAGCTCGTTGGCATCAAAGACCTCATCGAAGTTAGTCTTCTCTAAAATCTTGTTCTTAATCTCCAGTTGTTTCTTCTCTTGTTGAATCCTTCTCAGAAATGCATAATAGATGATTTGAGTAAAATAAGCAAATGGGTTCTTGGATTTCTCAGGATTAAAGTTATGAACGTATCTTACACAGTTTTCGATACCATCACAAATCATATCATCCTTGAACATATAGTTCACGAAGTTTGGTTTATATGATAGATGATTAGCAATTTTCAAGAAACACTCACCAATATACCTAGGAATCCTAGGTTTGGGTTTGTCATTGAGTTTAGCTCGTTCAACCTCTGCAAAGTAGTTCTCCAGTGCATTGAGAAACTCTTTGTTATTTACATAGTGTTCAGATTTCTTAGGTCTTGCCATAGTTCCATAATTGTGATTGACAGCCATAAACTATAATTATTACTCATATTATTATATCACTTTCATAAGTAGTTGACAATACCTTGAATTAACAATAGAATAGGTTTGTCCAGGATGAAAGGGAACCTTAGCTTTTATTATAGAGTTTCTCTAGAACCTCTTTAGCTTCATGTACTGTAGACAAAAATCCCATCTTTCTATCTAGTTTTATATTATTCGTTTTATTAAGTTTACGAACATATTCTTGATAATATACAATCATCTCAATACTATCTGATTCAGACATAGTAATGACCTGATCCATATTTATAATGAACATATCATCACTAGCGGTTTTCAACCAAGGTTCCATTTTGTAACCTTGAAACTTACCCCTATGGGTAATTTCTTCAACAACAATAGGATTGGAAAGAAGTAACAGTGTCCTATCATCTTCTTCCATAGCAGCTACTTTAGTAAATATTTCGTCACCAGATCTTAGTTTGATTGTAGCATAAAAATCATCTTGTATCTCCATGTCCATAGACACTCTCCTTTTCTAATCTTTTAAATTAATTGATATAATTTCATAATTGAATTGTTCTTGAACATATATTTTCACTCTTTCAATAAAATGATTCAAAGTATAGTTCTTCCTTGACCCCATAGTTGCATCATCTGCAATATCATAGAGTTTAGCTTTCACTTTATCTTTGCCTTTTCTTAGGACTCTACCAATAGACTGTAAGTTCCGAATACGAGACTTTGATGGAGAGGCAAATATTACGTTGTGAAGGTTTTTGATGTTAATCCCTGTACTGAAAGTTCCGAAGGAGGCAACGATGATAGCGTCTTTCTCTTCCTCTGTAATCTTTCTAACTTGTTCTCTGGATTCTGCATCCACACCACCATGGATGAAGAAGACCTTTCTACCGGCTGATACCTTGTTATTTATTAGGTCATAGAGTATGGCACCATGTGTCTCAACTCTT